ATTGGTATGACAACCATAACATGCTCGCAAGAATACTCAAGTAAATGTATTTTTTCGATATAGATTTAACCTCACCACTGATGGCGTGATCATACATTTGATAGAGACCGATAGACACAGCAACTGCGGCGTCGACGTCCATTCTTATTAGATAATAATATTTTTTAACAGTATAAAATGGAAGCCATTCTGGAAAAGTTCTCAGGAAAGATTGACGCTGAAGGTGTCGTAAAGGTTGTTGATGACATCAAGCGTGAGTACCTTGGTGATGGTCTTCAAAAGGAAGATATTCCGCCGATCGTGGCCAAGCTCATGATGTGTGCCTCCAAGTTCAAGAACCTTGAAGGTCCACAAAAGAAGAAGTTGGTCGTCGCATTGTTGAACCACTTGATTGAACAAATTGACGCAGGTGAAAAGGATTCCGAGTTTGAAATGATTCTCAAGACCATGGTGCCGCCGATTGTTGATGGCTTTGCTGGTATGCTCAAGGCGAAGCAGGCTGTGGCCAAGGCTTTTTCATGCTGCATGAAACCCGAATAAGGAAATAGTTACATTGAATTACAGAATGAAGTTTCCTTCGTTAGAAAAAATGATTGAATATGGAATTTACACTGTGAAGGATCTCTTACTTTATTCACAGGGTAGACTCGTCAAGCGAAATATAAAAGTCCTGAACGAATGTGAACACTGTGATTATGTATACACAGAAGATCTATGTTCGAATTGTTCCAGGTGACATAAAAAAATCTAATATTATATCAAATGTCTAACGCCATTGTACCGTTGGCCTTGCTCGGATCCATTGGGAGTTCGATCGCGGGTGTCGCATATGGTGTGTCTACAGAATGGAAATTTTTAGGTCTCAAGAAGGAAGCTCCACCGGCACCTGTCGTAACTACGTCACAAGCGACGATTTTCGGTGAAAATGATCTCAGTGCTTCTTCTGACGAATTAATTGTTGGAGCCGGAGAAGGTGAAGAAATTTACTCCAGTATTGGTGCTGAAGCCGAACTTGATGAAGCAGGACTCTATAAGACGTCTGAAACGCTTGGTGCGGCTGGCGAAGACGTGGCAACACTTGATAGACTTGCCGGGACACCAATCACGTGTGGAGAAACTGAAGATGGCATGACCACGGGTCTTCAAGGGTTTATGCTTAGACACGGTGATGATAATGATAAATATTACTATGGTTGTGCTTCCCTGGATGAACCAGGCAATGCCCAACTTGGTAAGTATGGTAAGCAGGGTAATTCCGATCAGGGACGTGTTTCTGGTCTCAGTGGTAAGTCTGCTATCTGTGGCACCAAGCAGGCCATGACGAGCTTTGTTCTTCACCCGAACCGCAGTGGTTCCAAGGTGCAATACAAGTATGATTGTATCGATCTCAAAGGTCCGACCAAGGTGAGAACTGCTACCACTAGGTATTCCAGATACAATGAAGACGATGACTTGAAATCCCTCGCCGATGCGGCCCTCGATATTAAGTGTAATAACGAGGAACTTCTTCAGGCCTTTGGTCTCGAAAAGAGTGGTAACAACATTCGATACATTTACAGATGTGTTACTCCGGGTTACGAGGAGGATTAATAATCAGGCCTAGTGCCGATTCTAAACTATTTTGATTTCTCTTTAGAGGTTTGTTCCTCTTAAGTACTAAAGAGTCATTTGTATTCTTTATTTCATCCGTCTTTCTTGCGTTCGAAATAAACGGTACTACGACGTCTCGTGTGGATTCGGTTTCTAAAATCTTTGGCTTTTCTCGATCTATAATACACGCCGCCCTAAATTCTTCTATCGTCATGTCACCGCCAAATACATCGAGTCTGTAACGATTTGGTGCAGGTCTCACAGAACCTGAATTGTTATACATTCGTCGACGCATCATGATAATGTTTCCACATATAACACTTCCTTTGTTGATACCATATCGATCTATGGCATAAGATTTCATACAACTCCAGGAACAAAAATTACCTGTCGTTGAAAATTTGTTTCGAAGTTCGTCGTACCCGTAAGGTAGACTAAGGGGTTCGGTATCATAGGGGTGACAACACCACCAGCACCACATAATCTACTCTTTAAAAAAATATGCCCTTTAAGTAGGATGAATGCCAATGGGTATTATTACAACAATGCCAACAGTAATAATGGTGGTCTCACAATACTGTTATTGTTGATAATACTCTCTATCATGCTATCACTCTCATCATCATCAGCATACATGGCTTATGATTTGGTGTCAACGGTAGTCAAAGCATCACCAGAAGTTGTTGCTTACGAAAAGACTCTAAATGAAATTACTGATTTAAATGCTAAGAGCATTGGTCTAGATGGTGAAGAGATTAGAAAAGAAATTCGCGATGAGTACAGAAAAACGTGTCTGATAGATGTGAAAGATGGAAAATGTCCAAAGGGTATGAAACCACTCAAGGATGGATGTTGTGAATTTGAAGACCCAAAGATGAAGTCAAAGTTTGAGAAGTCAGTCGATGTAACCGTGGATATCATCGAAACATTGGTCGTGAGTTATATGGCCGAAGTTGTTGTTATAAGTGTAGCTAATGCTCTCACTAAAGGTGCGTTGGCGACAGCTAAGAAAAAGGCGGCCGTGGCGGCTGCATCTAAAGCCGCCGCTAAAGCTGGAGCTAAAACGGCAGCAAAAGCCGGAACTAAAATTGGTTCTAGACTAGCTAGTAAATTCGCATACGGTGCTTCATGTGGTCCAATTTGTCTAGCGGTGACGATTGCATTTGAAGTATTTTCACTTGCACTAGATGCAACAGATCCATTTGGCTTCAATAATTTCCAAGCGAATCAAGTTATTCGAAACCAACGTAATTACATTGATGTCCAGTTACAGAAAAAAATGGGAAAGGCTTATCCCATGACATTCCCAATGTCGGCTGCATTTCCAGAATATCAAGCCGAATTCGAAAATAAGATGACATCTGAAATGCTCGCGGATGCCTTCAAGTTTCTGGATAAAAATGTACTTGTTGAATTACTCACAGCTTCATTCAGTAAAGAAGGTGAAGATTCTAAATTGTCTGAAAATTTAGAAAAATCACTCGAAGCTGCTTTGGATAAAGCGATGAAGAATACATCAAAACGCGACAAGATTGTGTATGACTTTTATGCTTCAAAGGGTAAGACTAAACATATAGAAAAGGTTCCTTTCTTGTCAAATGAAGAGCGTATAGGTGTAACTCTATCTGAATATGGTGCTAAAGAATATAACAAACGTATGCGTTCTAAACATTTGGATTTCTCAAATCCTTTCAAACCTGCATCGGGTCCTATACCAGAAGACTACACACCATTCGTAGCTAGCTACACAGATACATACAGAGTCATAAACTCGACCAACCCGGGTAAAGAAACACAGCCAAATGTCGTTGAAAGACAATTATCAAGAAAGGTCTGCCTCGCTCAACCTTATGGAAGTCTCATATCATACTGTGAATATGGTGTACGAAGTTCAAAACATAATCAACGTTTGAATCCAGCTGAATACGGTGTAAAGTTTAATTATGAACGAGGTGATTGTGACTTTACAAAAGACTATTGTATACGTGTAGGTCTTGATTTCAAAGATAATGATTGTAAACATGGACCAGGACAGAAGTTTTTTGAACAGATAGTCGGTAAAACACTGGTCAGAACTTATAAAACTGATACGCAACAAAGAATACAAGCATGGAAGTCTGGTGACCCGGCAAAGATTGCAGTAGCTACATTGACTCTACCATTCGCTGGTGTCACACCGTGGATTTCAAAACTTGCGAGTGCTATCAAAGATACATATGGTCGTGGCGTCGGTACTGTACCTACTAGGTGTGGTCCAGACAAAGAAAAGAAGGGTGCTTTGTGTTACCCAAAGTGTCGCCCAGGTTATAAGTCAAGAGCACTTGAATGTGAAGGAACTTGTCCGCCCGGATCAAGAAATACGGGTCTCACCTGTATTCAAGGCATTCACGCCTACATACCGGGTAATAGATGTAGTAATCCATTCAGAAAATGCTTCTACCAACGCAAACCGTGCCGTGAAGGGTTTCGATATAGAGGAACTACTTGCAACCGTGAATGCTTACCAGGTTTCAAATTTAGATCTGGTGCTGCTGGTACTGCATTTTGTGACAAACCCAGAAATCGATATTCAAGAGCAGGTAAACCGGCACCGTTAGACTGCCCAGAAGGTAAAGTTAAGGATGCAGGTCTTTGTTACAAGCCGTGTAAAGAAGGATACAGAGGTAATGGTCCAACATGTAAGAAAACAGCAGAAAGTAAACAAGTCAATATTTATGACGTGTAAAAAAAATATCAGGCTATTTTAAATATGTCAGTCGCTGGACTGACTAGAAGTGGTTTTAATATTGCCGGATCAGCCGCGGATGCTACACGAGCGATTATTAAAAATCTGGATGAAGCCGCCATGACTGGTAAGAGTCTCAAGTCTTTTAACATTGATAGCATCACGACATCATTGAAAAATTTACCAGAAAATGAGTTGGCGACGATTGGTAAAAGTCTCGATCAAAAGACGATTAATCTTCTCGCGAAGACGAGTGATGGCCAAGAAGTTATTGCCAAGATGGGTCGTACACAAGTGACAGTCGGTACCCAATTTTCAAAGGCGGCTCGTGCGGGTGGAGACTTCCTGAAGAAATTTGGTACTAAAACGTCTGGTATTTTGAAAAAAATATCAAACTCTACGAAGAAGGGTCTCAATCGTCTCGCTAAAAAGGCTGATGAAACACCAGCTCAGCAAGCCAAGAAGATGAAAGAAGAAGGACCAAAGGTTGCCAAAGAAGTCACCGAACAGGCTCCGGATGCCGCCAAGGCTGCGGATGATGTCGCTGAACTCTCCCCGGAAGCAAAGAATGGTCTCAAAAAATTGGGTATGTACACCGCGGGTGGTACGTTGGTTCTCATGCTCGTGTACGGCACCATGAACCCTTTCGAGGCTATTCGCGACGCTCTCAAAGATGTGGGTGAAGTTGGTAAAGGTCTCAAAGAAGTTGCCGATTCCGCCGCCAATGCCGCGAAAGATGTGGCAGTGGGTGGATTTGATTTCCTTTCATTCATTACGAAGAATGCATGGATTTCCGGTTCCTCGTCAATTCTATTGATGATCATGTGTGTCGCCTTAATAGCGATGTCTTTCCTCGGTAATAACGGAGGTGGCGGCGGAAGAAGAGTGTACTTTCGTGCACGTAATTAAAGAAATAAAAGGTCCTTTAACTAATGATTCTTAGTATCGATGTTGGTATAAAGAATCTCGCAATGTGTTTACTCAACGAAACATCAAACCTTGTGGTTGAATGGGATGTATCAGGTGTCCCACCTCAACACTCCGATGGCATCTATGTTTCTTTAAGAAAACACCTCGATGCTCGCCCATGGGTACTCAACGCAAAGACAGTCTTAATAGAAAAGCAACCAGACAGAAACAAGAAAATGGTCTCGGTCATGCATTTCTTGCACGCCTACTTTATCATTAAGTGTCCAGATGCAGAAACTATCATCTATGATGCTCGTCATAAGATTCCAGATGTCGCTGGTCCAGGTAGATCACAATATCTGAAAAGAAAGAAAGTTTCCATTGAGAGATGTGAAGAATTCATACGACAAGATGACGTCAACGCTCATTGGCTTCCAGTCTTCTTAGAATCAAAAAAGAAAGATGACTTGGCGGATACTGTGATGCAAGCCTTGAGTTTTGTGAATCGAGTCGAAGTCAAATCTACAAAGAAGGTCAAAAAGTCTACAAAGTTAGTTCCAAGGCGACCCAATGAAAATCAAAAGGCAACCAAATATTCAAAGTCAAATCTCGCGTGGATCTATCTGAATGACGAAAAACATACACAAACCAAGAGATTTGAAAAGGATCTTAAGAGGTACTATCGAGATCTTGGCGACTTGATTAAAGAAATAAATGGATAAGGTTTTAGATAAGATGCAAAAAGATGTCTTGGATCACGGATTTGTACGCTTGGTTGACCACATGCCTCAACAAGACTTGGACACCTCAATCGTCCAAGCAGCGAGAGTCTCATATGGAGATGGGACTAAGACCTCAAGAGGTGACCGAGGACTTTTACGATATCTCCTTAGACACTGGCACACAACCCCCTTCGAAATGGTGGAATTTAAATTTCACATCAAAATGCCAATCTACATCGCGAGACAACATTTTAGACATCGAACAGCATCCGTCAATGAACTTTCCGCCCGCTACTCCGTCGTACCGAAACAGTACTACAACCCAGGGGTTCTGAGAGGTCAGTCCAAAGTGAACAATCAAGGATCAGAAGGTGTGATTGAAATTGACGAAGAAAGAACTCAAAA